TTTCTGAACCATCGAAACACCATGTCCAAGTTAGCTGGTATATGTCTTCTCAACAAGCTGCACGTGTTGCAGAAGATATGTCTTCGGAAGGCGCACACAAACAAATCGTCAATCGTATCCTTGAACCTTACCAGTTTATCAAGGTAGTACTGACCGCAACAGAGTTCGACAATTTCTTCTGGTTGCGTTGTCACGAGGATTCCCAGCCGGAGTTCCGAGAATTAGCAGATTGTATGTACAAAGCAAGACAGCAATCAGCCCCGCAAGAACTTGATCCTGGCGAATGGCATGTGCCTTATGTCGATTATACAAAAGGACTCGGTTACACAATTCCTGTTGACAATGACTATGAGAATGGTAGGATCGACCTGACACTTGAAGAAGCACTGAAGGTTTCGGCAAGTTGTTGTGCCCAAGTATCTTACAGGGTTCTTGATAATTCAGTTGAGAAGGCTTGTAAGATTTACGATCAACTGGTAGAATCTAAACCTGTTCATGCATCGCCTTTCGAGCATCAATCTACACCGATGCTTTATCCAGAACAGATTGATGGAACTATTGTAGAGGAAGGGGCAACACACATCGATAAGTTTGGAAACACATGGTCAGGGAACTTCAAAGGGTGGGTGCAATTTAGACAACTCATTCCAGACAATGTTTGTTGGGAATATACCACACAGTCTCTATAAGGAGAAACATTATGTCCAAAATCACTATTATTTATGGCAATAACTATTCAGTAACGACTTATGAAAAGGAACTTTCGTGCGGAAGTCTTGAGGATATCTTTGAAGCGTACCTTGAGGCGAACGAGCGGTTCACATTTGTTAATGAGGTAACTGTTACGATCCATAACCCAATCTTTGAGCCAACGATTATTGAATGGGATAATGATAACGGGCTTTATTCGCGGGATTGTTATGCGCTGAAACCTTCCGAGGAAGTCAGTGAGGAATACAAGAAACTGCATGATTGGATGAAAGGATCACCGAAAGAAAACTGGTACATGGGATATAGGTATTGATCGGATTGATCTGATAGGGAATGTTTATTAGCCAAGGATGGCTATTGGATGATAAGATATTTAGGTGACTTGATAATTTTGAATTGGACAGATAGGAGATATAATTAATGGAATTACAACCAACCTCGCTTGAGATTTGGCAGAAGAAGTACCAACTGAAAGATGAGCATGGTGATCCTGTTGACAAATCAGTTGAGGATACTTATGAACGTGTTGCTAAAGCACTTGCCAATGTCGAAGAGAGTAATCAAGATTATTGGTACGAACGTTTTTATTGGGCACTAGAAAATGGTGCAACCCCTGCTGGACGAATCATGTCAAATGCTGGTGCTGAGAAATATAAACCAGCAACGAGCCTTATAAATTGTACTGTAAGTCAAATTGTAAAAGATTCCATGGAGGGTGTTCTTGATTCTAATGTGCAGGCAGGGATGACATTGAAGGCAGGTTGCGGGATCGGTTATGAGTTCAGCACACTACGACCAAAGGGTTCCTTTGTCAGTGGAGCTGGAGCATACACTTCTGGACCTCTGTCCTTCATGGATATTTTTGACAGTATGTGCTTTACTGTAAGTAGTGCTGGAGGTAGACGTGGCGCTCAAATGGCTACCTTCGCAGTCTGGCACCCTGACGTAGAGGATTTCATACAGGCTAAACGCGAGAATGGACGACTCCGTCAGTTCAACATGAGTCTTCTTATTGACGAAGACTTTATGAATGCAGTTATCAACAACAAGGACTATCAACTTGTATTCCCTGTGAAGCAATCTGAGGTTGATAGGAAACTTGTTAAAGGTGAACTTGTAAAGAAGAAGCGTTTCTGGGAAAAACAGTATTGCGATGAGATGGGATACATTGTAGACGAAGATGGTATGATCCTCTGCCAAGCTTACAAAACAATTAAGGCATCTGATCTTTGGAATACGATTATGAAGTCAACGTATGACTTCGCTGAGCCGGGGTTTTTACTAATTGACCAAATCAATAAGTACAATAACAACTGGTTCTGTGAAGAAATTCGTGCGACAAATCCGTGTAAACTCGCTGCACGGCTCTACTGAGAGGTAGTGATAATAACTGGGTGAATTGCTGGAAAGCTAAGGGTCAGTGCGATCTATGCCAATCAGCAGCCAAGCCTCAAGGATGGGGAAGGTTCAGAGACTAGCGGAGCTTGAGAGCTTAATAACCGCATTAGCGCCCAGCCCCTAACGTATAACGAAGGGTGATGATATAGTCCGATCCTACTGGAAACAGTAGCAGCGGCACCGACAGGGCGAACAGCCGCTTCCGCCAGAAGGCTCTTGTCTTCTTGGTAGTGTAAATCTCGCCAAGTTTGTTCTTGATCCATTCACAGAACACGCTCGGTTCGATTGGGAAAAGTATAAAGAAGTTGTTAAAGTATTCACAAGGATGTTGGATAACGTTGTGGAGCTGAACGGCCTTCCCTTAGAAGGGCAGCGTCACGAGATTCAGTATAAACGTCGACACGGCATGGGATACCTTGGACTGGGATCGGCACTTTCACTTCTTGGTGAACAATATGGTTCTGACAAATCTGTTGCATTTGCAGAGGAAGCGATGAAGGTTATGGCTGTAGAGGGTTTCAAAGAAGGTATTGAACTAGCCAAAGAGAAGGGTGCTGCACCAATCTTTGAAGACCATACTAACGGGGTTTCTAACAAGAAACTATGGTGTTCTGGTAAATACATGGAGCGTATCTGGCAAGTTGCCCCAGAGCTTCGGGAAGAAGCGGAGAAGGTTGGATGTCGATTCACACACCATACTTCTATTGCGCCCACTGGTACGATCAGTCTGTCTTTGAACAATAATGTTTCGAACGGAATCGAGCCTTCCTTCAGCCATCACTATGTTCGTAACGTGATTCAAGAAGGGAAGAAGTCCAAACAAGCAGTAGATGTGTTTAGTTACGAAATGCTTCTGTATAAGGAGTTAACAGGTAATGAAGAAGTACCGGATACCTTTAGTACATCGGAAAACGTAACCACGTATGCCCATGTGGACATTCAGGCAGCGGCTCAGAAATGGTGCGACAGCAGTATCTCGAAGACCGTTAATGTGCCCACTGAAATGCCATTTGATGAGTTCAAAGATATCTACTTGTATGGGTATGAGAAGGGTCTTAAGGGGATGACAACTTTCAGAATGAATCCTGAAGCCTTTCAAGGTGTACTTGTGCGCGACGATGAGGTAGAGAAGATCAGTTATACGTTCACTCTGGAAGACGGTAGCGAGGTCACTGTGAAAGGAACGGACATGGTTCTTTATGAGGGAGAAGAACATAAAGCAGCGAATCTCTACGACGCCCTGAAGGAAAATTACTATGGAAAATTCTGAGGAGTAAAACATTGATTGAGATTGATAAGAAGATTGTTTCATACCGCGTTAATAAGCCCAACGTAGAACTAGATTCCGAAGAGCGTGTTATTGTAACAGATGTGAAGCTTCCCCACGACGCTCCTGCAAGGATGAAAACTTTGCGGGCAGACGGGAAAAAGTGGTACATGACAGTTGTCTATCTGCCAGAGACAGAAAAACCTTATGCACTGTTTTGCTCCACAAACAATAAGGAGAAGACTGCTCAGACAAGTGACGCTGTAGATCGACTAATCAACTTGGCCCGTTCAAAAGGAATTCTGGAAGAACACATCTCACACCTTGAAGAAAAGACGTCTGGAGATAATAATGTAAATAAACTAACGCGCTCTATTAGCCTGCTTCTTCGCCACAATGTGTCTATCATAAACATTGTGTCTGTACTGGATCAGATGGAAGACATCTTCGTCGGATCGTTCCTCTTCCAAGTAAAGAAGTTCCTTCAGCAATATATTAAAGATGGTCAGAAGGTAGAAGACGGGAAATGTGATGATTGTGGAAGCAAGAACGTAATTTATGTAGAGGGTTGTTTCCAATGTGTCGATTGCGGTAGTGGTCACTGTGGTTAAATGACCCCATGTACTCGCAAATGCAGTCTGAGCAATAACATCTGTTCAGGCTGCGACCGTACAATCTCTGAAATAATCAATTGGAAGCAATACACCATGCCAGAACGTATGGAAATAATGAACCAAATCCAAAGGAACATCTCCACACACCCCTGCCCAAAATGCTTGCGCCCGACGTATTGCGCAATGAATGCGGGCAAATCATCCAATCTGTGTTGGTGTATGTTCGAGGATTCAACAAGCAATCCAGACACATCCTTTGATGATTGTCTTTGCAGAGAATGTCTAAACAAGGAGGAATAATGTTTTATATTTACGGAACATCATCTTGTGGTTTCTGTGATCGGGCAAAAGATTTGCTCGAATCAAATAGTCTCGAATACACCTACCAAGACGTAACAATGGATCAGGGTTTAATTGACATGTTCAAGATGAATGGCTGGAAGACTGTCCCTCAGATTTTTGAGGACGAGGAACATATTGGTGGGTTTGATAGGTTGAAGAGATATATTATGGAGGGTGTTTGATGACACGAATTCTGGGTGAAACTAAATCAGTTAACGATCTGGTGAAACGTCCTAAACACTATCAAATTCTACCAGACTATGAAGTCGATGACGTAATCAAGGCGTTACTTGACAAGATAGACGATTCAGACTTTGAGATGTCAAGTTACCAAGCAGGTTGGTTACAACAAGCCCTCCAATACCAACTGAGATTTTATGCGAAGAATGGTTGGGAGGATTTAGAGAAAGCTTACGTGTCATTAGGTCTCGTACTAGGTAAAGATAAAGGATAAAACTCGATCCAAAAGAAAACCCCGTTCGGATAAACCGAACGGGGTATTTTTATGCTAGGGCACCTAACTTGTCAGGGGGTCGGACGATCATCGTCTCGCTGTAGACCTGAGCGAGTATCGTCATGGCGCCTCCACTGTCAGCATCGCCATGGCACACACTGTCACCGAATCCCACAGCTCGGGCGGCATCCACAGCCCTGCAATCTCGACGCTAAGCCCCGCTTGCGCGGGGTCATATCCGTTCTTGATAAGCCATTGGCGGATGGTGAGCTGCATCATAGCTGCTCCCTCAGCGCGTAGAGACCGCGCAGCAGGTTACGCCCCCAGGCACGCCAATCGTCGATCCCATCGGTTCGCGCATGCGTGAATTCCGATGTCATGGTGATCGGCGGGTTGAACTGGCTGCGCATGTAGGCCGAGACCGATGTCGTGGTGGACATCTCCACGTGGTCAAACTCTCGATAGCCCTCCATGTGCTCA